TTCGATCTGGCAGCTTCGCGGCTGGGCTTTGTGGCTCAGCGCGTGCTGCCGTTCTTGGACGTCGCCGAGATGTCGGGTCAGTTCGGCACGATCCCGCTCGCCGAACTGCTCAAGAACAGCGACGATTTGCGGGCCATGGGTGGCGGATACAGCCGGGGAAACTGGCAATTCACGCCGGATACATGGTCGTGCACCGAGCGCGGGCATGAGGAGCCGGTCGACGATCGAGCCCGTCGGGTTTATGCGTCTTGGTTCGATGCCGAGCGAATTGCTACCCAGCGGGCGGTCGATACCGTGCTGCGAAATGCCGAGAAGCGCGTCGCGGCTTTGATTTTCAACACCGGCACCTGGACGGGATCGACGCTGACCACGGCGATCACCAATGAATGGGATGACTTCGCCAACGCCACACCGGTGGCCGACGTCCAGAACGCTTCGGTCAGGGTCTTCAATGGGATCGGGATGTACGCCAACGCCCTGATCTGCAACAAGAACGTCTACAACAATCTCCGCCAGTGCGATCAGGTCGTTGAGGCGGTGCACAGTTACGGGGCCGGGCAATCGGCGATGATCGGCAAAATCACTGAACAGATCCTCGCCTCGGCGCTGGGGCTCGACTTCGTCTTCGTCGCCGGCGGAGCGAAGAACTCGGCCAATGAGGGTCAAACGGCCACGCCGGCCGTCGTCTGGAGCGGCGAATACGCGATGGTTTGCCGCGTGGCGGTAACCGACGACGTTGCCGAACCCTGCATCGGCCGCACGTTCCACTATGTCGAAGACGGCAGCTCACCGGAGTGCACCGTCGAGACCTATCGCGATGAAACCAAGCGTTCGGACATTGTCCGGGCCCGATTCGACGTGCACGAGAAGGTCATCATGGCGGCCGCCGGGCATCTGCTCAGCAACGTGACGACCTGATAAGGGCAGGGTGACTGCGGACCGGGTCGAGTCGGCGCCTGCCGCCACAGGCGCCGGCCGCCCGGACCTATGCGAGCCTGGCGAATGCGACACGGCCCGTCCATCGCGATCCTGTGCCCCGGCCCATCGCTGGCCGGGTTTCTCGCGCGCCCGCCGCTGCACGACGTGTGCATCGGGGTCAACCGATCGGTTGAGGCCTGGCCGTGCGACTGGTGGGCCTTCGCGGATCACGAGACCTTCGGGCTGTTCGAGCCGTTGGGGCATCCGTCGATCGCCACCACCGACCAGGCGGCGATCCTGGGGGCCCGCAAGTTTCCCGATCGCTGGCAGCACTTCGCGGTGCTGCGGCTCGAATCCGACACGCCGAACCGATGGCCGGCCGATCCGGGCTGGCGGCACTACTCGATGCACGTGGGCATGGTGCTGGCGGAGCACCTGGGCGCGGGCGAGATCGTGGCCTACGGGGCGGATCTGCAGGGCGCGGCCGACTGGGACGGGACGCTGCGGAACAATCGCGAGCGGTACCGGTGGGATAACGAGCGGCACAAGCTCGACCACCTGGTGGCCTGGCTGGCCGCCGAGGGCGTGGAATTTCGCCGCGTGCTGGCGACCAAAACCGAGTGATGGATTGAAACGATGGCGACACTGACGGCGGTGATTGATTCGGGCTTGGCACGGTTGCTTGCCGCCTACGGCGAGACCGTGGTCTACGTGCCCAGCGGGGGAACCGAGCGGTCGATTGTCGCGATCGTACGCCGGGTGGCAATCGCCCTGGCCGGGCCGAGCAACGCCTACGCGGCACCGACGATCAGCATCACTGTGGCCAACGATGCGACGCTCGGGATCTCCAGCAGCGAGCTGAACCTCGGCCTGGATAACGTCAAGGTGGCCCAGCGGCCGGGGCAGACGCAGCAGTCGCGGCCGATCAGCAAAGTGGTGCAGTGCAACGACAGCCTGCTGCAACTGGAGATTGGCTGATGCTGCAGGTCAAAGTGAGCAGCAATGTCGACGAGGTCAACCGCCTGGCGGCGTCGTTCGCCTGGTCGCGACAGCGGATCTACCTGGTGTTGCGGCGGGCGGTGCATAAGACCGGCCGCTATGTCTACACCCGCGTGGTGCGGCACATCTCCGCCGACACCGGCATCCAGCAGAAAAAGGTCAAGGCGCGGTTCGTGCGGCTCTCGCTGCCGAAGGAACATTTCCCCGTGGCCAAGATCAAGATCATGGACAAGGGCACGCCGCTGATCGAGCTGCACCCCAAGAAGACGCCGACGGGAATTTTGTTCCGCAGCGGCGGCGGAACCGATGAGCGAGTCGGGGCCTTCAAGGCCACCATGCCCCGCGGCCACGTGGGCATCTTCATGCGCAAAGGGTCGCCGCGGCTGCCCATCAAGGAGCAGTACAAATCGGTGGTGATCGAGGAGATGAGCAAACGGATCGATGAGGTGCGGGTCGACGCCGGCGGCCGGCTGATGCTCGAGATCAGGCGGCAGATCGACGTCATGCTCAACACCATGCGGCGGGGCGGAAAGATGCGGCGAGCCGAGGAGGTCGGTCAAACGGCCTCGGCCAGCACGCCGGTGACGCGGCTGAAATGGGCGTTGTCCCAGCGAAGCCCGCGGGGCACCTGGCGGCGTTAGGAATAGACAATGGCGATCTGGTTCCTGGATACGACCAACGGCAACGACGCCAACGACGGGCGACAATCGATTGCACTGTCGGGGACCGTTGCGTCGCTTACTTTTGCAGCAATTTCGCAATCGCTGCTCGTGAATGTAACCATCTATCACCAGATCCTTGTCGGCAACATGCTTTATCTCAGCAAGACCACGGACCCGAGCGTGTTCTGCTGGGCCAGGGTCAGCGCGAAAACAATCACCACGCCCGGCCCGCTCTACATCCTTACGCTCGTCTGGGTTGCTGGTGATGCGTTCGGTGATCTCGGCTCAACCGTCGACATCGACGGCACCGGCCCGGTTAAAACGCTCTCCAAATTGCAGTCACTGATGGTCCCGTCGGATACCGGCTATTCAGTGCCTTCTCCCCTGCCAGTGGTCACCGTCTGGCCGACGAGCGAACCCGTCTCGGAGCTGGCCGCCCTGGCCCTCAAGGCCCAACTGGAAACCATCACCATCGCCAACGGCTACACGATCGACATCGGCGAGATCCTGCGGCCGGCGGCGATCTACGTACCCATCCCGGCGGACAAGCAGGTGATCATGCGGCAGCCGGCGGATCGGATCGCCGACGAATCGGCGGGCATGTGCGAGCATCACAAGCAGGAGTTTGAGCTGTGCCTGATGATGCGGTGCAGCGAGAGCGACACGGTTGCGATCGACACGCACGCGAACCGGTTCCATGCCGCGGTGCGCAAGGCTTTGCTCGCGGACTGGACGCTGAGCGGAACGACGATTGACGTGCAGGTCGGCGACCTCGAGCAGGTCGAGAGCGAGGAAGCGATCGCCTGCTATGCGCTGTCGGTGGTACTGACCTACCGGCACTCGGATACGAACCCATACCCGGCCTGATGCCGGAAGGAGCAAGACATGCCCGGAGAGCGACTCAAACGCAAACGGATCCTCGGGGCGGCGATCGAGGACACGCCGGGAACGGCCGAGACGCTGGACGCCGGCGATGCCGCGATCAACGCCTATGATGCGATCATCCAACCCGATTTTGAGTACACCGAACGGCCCAAAAACGGCTCAATGAGCCAGAACGCGCCCATCCCCGGTGCCTATCGGGCCAAGTGCACATTCTGGACCGAGCTGATCGGCGGGTCGGGTACCATCCTGCAAGTGCTGTTGCAGGGCTGCGGCTGCAAGCTCTCGACCGGCGTGCTGACGCCCGAGAGCATCCCGCCGACCGATGCCAGTTCGGGCGCCAAGACATTGACCATCGGCATCTGGCAACACGGCCGGCTCAAGCAGATCCATGGGGCCCAGGGCAACTGCATCCTGCGGATGGTCGCCGGGCAGGCGGTGCGAGTCGAGTTTGAGTTCTTCGGCGTCTGGGAAGAGCCGGTGGACGACACGGCGGTCGAGCCGACCTACCCGACAGCAGCGCCGCTGAAATTCGCCAGCGGGGCCCTGACCCTGGGCGGCTACGCGATCAAGACACAGAAGCTGGACTGGGACTTCGGCAACAACGTGATCTATCGCTATGACGGGTCCTCGGTGGGCGGGATCCTGATGGCCGGGATCACCGACCGCAATCCGAAAGTCTCGATCGATCCCGAGGCGACGCTGGTGGCCGATCACGACATGTACGGCAAGGCCCTGGGCAGCACGCCGGGGGCCTTGTCGCTGACCCTCGGAGCAACCGGCAACAAGGCGGTGTTTGCTGCCCCCAAGGCGGTGCCGCGATTCCCGACCGAGGGCGACCGCGACAAGCTCGAGGTCGACGAGACCGAGCTGGTGCTGTGCGGCAACACGGCCGCCGGCGATGACGAATGGTCGATCACGTTCAGTTGAGCGAGCCGGCGGGTTAAGCCCGCCGGTATACCACCGGGATAAACCCGGTGGCTCGCGATGGAGACGACAATGCCGATCTGCTGTGAACCCGGACAACGATACCCCATAGTCCTGGATGGCGATAAGGGCAAGGACCCCGAGCCGACCTTCTGGTGCCGGCATCTGTCGGCCCGGAAGTTTCGGGAGATGACCCATCTCGGGCAACAAATGGCTCAGGGCTACGAGCTCGACAACCAACTGGACGCAATGGCCGCGGCGATCGACATGGCTTTGTGCGACTGGGAGAACTTGACCGATTGCTCGGGCAGGCCAATCGAATATGCACCAGGGCTGATTATGGATCTGCTGACCCTGGGCGAGGCCGGCGAGTTGATCGAAAAAATCGCCGCCGGACAACGATTGAGCGGTGCCGCTGCAAAAAAATCCGGCTCGCCGTCGCCGTCCGATGGGGACAGCACTGCGGCGGCGGGCGGCCGGGTGGATGCGGCGACTGCCCCAGCGCCGCCGAGCCGCTGATCGTTGACTGCCCCATGTGCGGGGGCGGCGGGTGTGTCGACTGCGATGATCGGGGGAGCTTCGAGGTCACCCGGTGCCCGCAATTGGAGATCACCGCCGACGTGATCGAGGCGGTGGAGCTGGCGGGGATGATGCGGCGGGGATTGCCGCCGGTAACCGGCGGGTCGCTCGACCAGGCCGAACAGTTCCTGGAGGCGGCCCGGCTGATCTGGCGGGAAGAGGACTTCTGGCGGGGCAGACTGGACCCGCTGGTGAGGATGTTCAATGGCTGATCACTCGATCAACATCCTGGTGGCCGCCCGCGATGCGGCCAGCGGCGTGCTGTCGCAGGTGGGTGCCCGGATCCGCGGCTTCGCGTCCAGCGTGTTTTCAATACGGGGCATGCTGGTTGCTGGCCTCGGCGGGTACGGATTAACTCAGATTCTGCGCAGCAGCCTGGAGGCATGGGGCGAGCAGGAGCAGGCCTCGGCCAGGCTCGCCGGCGTGCTCAAGGCAACGGGCGGGGCAGCGGGTTGGAGCGCCGCTCAACTGGAGGAGCATGCGAGCGCCCTCCAAAAAGTGACCACCTACGGCGATGAGGCCATTCTCGGGGCCCAGGCGATCCTGGCCACGTTCAAATCGATCAGCGGCGACGCCTTCAAGCAGGCGACCGAATCAGTGCTCGACCTCTCGGCTGTGCTGGGCACGGATTTGCGATCCACGGCCACGCAGGTCGGTAAGGCCCTGCAGGACCCAATAAAAGGAATCACCGCCCTGCGGCGGGCCGGCGTGGTGTTCAATGAGGAACAAGAGAAGACCATCAAGCATCTGGCGGAAACGGGCAGATTAGCCGAGGCCCAGGCGATCATACTGGCCGAACTCAAAGGCGAGTTCGGCGGCGTGGCTCGGGCAATGGGCGAGACCGGTACGGGGGCGATGAAGCAATTCAAAAACGCCCTCGGGGACGTCGGGGAAGAGATCGGGAAGGCGTTCACGCCGGTGTTGTTATTGATGGCCGACGCGGCCAGTCAGGCCCTGCCCTACATTACGGCGGCTTTTCAGCAGGCGGGCAACGGCATCGCCACCGCGTGCGCTTACATTAAAACAGCCCTCGACGGTTGGGCCCTGCACATGGACACCGTCAAGACATACACTCGCGTCTTTGTCGATGCCGTGCTCCGCGAGTTCGCGCGACTGCATAAGCAATCGATCCAGGATACCTCTAATTTTCTGGCCAAGTTCTGGGTGACGACCGAGGGAATCGTTACCGGTAAGACGGTCAAAGAGGTGACAGACGCCTTCAAAATCATCGATCAGTCTTATCGGGATTATTTCAGCACCGAGGAGATGAGCCGATTGACCGAGGCGGAATTGGAACATCTGCGGGCATTCGAGGAGGCACTCAAGAAGTCGCAAAATCAGATTGCCCTGGACCTGCCCAAAAACCTGGAACGCTTCTCGTTCAAGCAGAACCCGTTCGAATTGAACATGCCGCCCGACGTTCAGGACACGCTGGACAAGCACGCCAAGGCTCTGCGGAATGAACCGATCGTCTCCCGTTTTCTCACCGGTCTGCCGGGGGCCTCGGTGGGGGTGAGCAACAAGTGGGACAAGGACCAAAAAAAACTCGGCGAGATCAAGGACGAGGCCAAGAAACACAACACGCTGCTCGAGCGGATGATCAACGTCATCCGCGAGCAGGGCTGGGGCGGCGAGCGAATCGCCGTCTACGCGGGCAATTGATGTGAGCCAGTGGACCTACACGCACGATCCCAACTACCGCTCGGCCGGCGTCGA